CCCCTTACTTTAAATTGCTATTACAATAAAATCGTGCAAGCTACTCCGAGTCCTACGCCTACTCCAGAGGCTACATCTACTCCTACACCCACACCAGCACCTACTGCCAAACCAACAAAAGTTTCTACGCCAAAACCTACCGCGTGTCCTACAATTGAACCCACAGAAATTCCTACAACAGAATCTACTATAGAACCAACTATTGAACCTACAGCCTTACCTATTGCAAAAACTACAATAGAGCCTACTGAAGAGCCAATAATTATTGAAGATATAGAAGATATTGAGGAAGTTGGAGTACCTTTAGGCTTGATCGGTGGAGAATCTTGGGCGTTGATTAATTTAATATGTATGATATTAACAGCTATTGGATTAATTAAAATTAGAAAAGAGAAAAAATATAATATTTTTATGATTATTATACCTATTATTTCTATTTTAATATTTGTATTTACCGAGCATACTTGCTATCCAATGACTTATGTTGATAAATATACTGGCGTTATGGTGTTACTATTTGTATTAGAAGCATTAATGCATTTTATTGTTAAAAAAGAAAAAAATAATTTAGAGGGCGCGCCTTCTAAAGTAACTGAAATATAAGATTTAAAATTTGAAAAATTTTTAAAATTCTGATATAATATATATAGAAAGTTAAGGGAGAGGAAACTCTAAGAAATAATCTTAAAAGTCCTCCAAACCTAGGTTCCAGTAGAACCGGAGAGAAATGGATTAAGTTCCAGGGTCTGATCGAAGGGTATCCTGTAGTCAAAGAGAGCCGGAAGCCGCTGGTCTCCGCCTAGAAGGAATTAACTTTAGCCGCCGTGGAACGCGGCATATAAATAAAACTCCGGTGCATCGTCCATCTAAAGAGCGATTGACTTTGGGAGATTGTCCGTTGGTTCCTCACCCGAGTTCAACATGGAACTCAAAAAGATAGACTATTCCACTGTTAGAAGTGGTGATGTCTTTAAGCCTCCAACCGTAGTCGTTTTATGCAAGGTTTAGACCGATAGAGCGGAGTGGCAAAAACCTGTAACTTCGAAGTGGGTTTATAAGTACCTCGCTGCGGCGGAAACTTATACGGAGTTTATAGTTGCGAACGCTTATCCGTTATCAAAAAGCGTATAGACTTGGGACTGTAGCTCAGCCTGGTAGAGCAGTCGCCTGTTAAGCGACCTGTCGTAGGATCGAAGCCTACCGGTCCCGCCATTAAAGGCGCAAACATTCTATTTTGTAGTTTATTTTGAGCGCGCCTTCGGATAAAATGCAAGAATAAACTACTTTAATATCGCTCTCTATTAGTTATGCGCGGGAGACTAGGACAGCCGTAAAGGTATTCCACATAAGACAAGTTGTGGTTGGTATCAACACATGACGCGCGAAAGACCACACCAGACTTACGATGCAGAAAGGTCTATAAAAACAGGGCTGTAAGAGCGTTAACACGGATTTAGCACTTAAACTACCACCGGCTTGCGGTCGCGGTAAAGCTCCCCTGGCAACGTTAACTAATTCACGTCCAGGTGCGCGAGTACTGATATGTGGCAATAAGCGGAAAACGCTATATAAAGAAGCGAAGTAAAGTGCTTTGAAATTTTTTCATAGGAGTGCCGAAATCTGGTATCGCACTTAATATTCACCAAGTACTAGTTGAACAAATCCTATGAAAAAACGCCCCGAGTGAGGACGTAAGCTTGCTCAAACTGGACACATGACCAGTATAAAAAGGTGTTGCGTTAATAGACCGCAAGTTCGTAATAGTCTATTAAAAAAATTTATTGGTGCCGATAGCAATACAGAAGTGCCGGAGAGGGTATGAGGGTAGGCAGTTAGTCGAGCCGAGAGTACAGGACCACGCAAAGCATGGGTTAAATGGAGCGACACAGCCAATAAAATACGCCGATAACGGGATGGAAGGATTATTCTTGTCGGAATAGCGCTATAACCGATAAATTAGGTGTAGAGCCTAAACCCGTTATCATTGAGTTAAGATGGGAGGAAATGAGTGTGATGTCCTCACCAGCGGGAGTAGCTACCCCATAACTGGAAAAGCAAAGAAAATAATACTTGTACTTAACTCAAAACTAATGCCGAAAAACGAGAGGGAAGGAAACGAGACCAGGTCCTTACCACTGAGGTAGGGTCGCGTCCTACAAGTGTCCCACAGATTAGCGGTGATTAGTAACCGACCTCGTCACACAGTGTAGGCACCCAGTTGGCGCTGGGTTATCAAACGCCACGCGTAGTTCCATCGTATAGTGGTGATTATATCTGGCTGTCGACCAGAGGACCGGAGTTCAATTCTCCGTGGAACTGCCATTAAGATACGTACAGCAAATATTTTTCTTTGATCTGCAAAATCCGTTGTCGTTAGTTCAAATCTAACTCTCCCCGTCATGGGGAGATAGCTCAGTTGGTAGAGCGCGAATAGAAAAAAACGTATCTAGTATTTTATAGGGAGTAGAGTAACGGCACCCCTAATTAATAGACTTATCACCTATTTAATTAAAGGCTCTAATATTATAGATAATATGAAGTGATAATCAGAAAACTATAATATTATCTATACCGTGAAACCTCAGCGTATAGCCCAGTTTGGTAGGGTGCGGCGCTTGGGACGCCGAGGCCGAAGGTTCAAATCCTTCTACGCTGACCAATAGTAAATAGTAAACTAAAAGTTGTTAGTGTTTCTTGTTCTGTTTTTACGTGTTCTATAGATGTAAATAATTACACTAAGAGAATCGACGCGTAAGTGTTTACTATTTACTTTTTCCGCTATTCGTATAACAGTAGTATAGGAGGCTTCCATCCTCCGGGCGCGAGGGCGGCACTCGCATGGCGGTCGGTCACAAGAACCAACCTTCTCGTGGTGTGACTGTTTTAACTAATGGTTCAATTTTTAAAAAATGGTCCATTTTTTTATATCCTTATTATTATTTTTTTACTTATAAATGAAGAAATAGTAAGGAGTATTTTTTTATGATAGGAATTTATAAAATAGAAAATCTAATAAATCATAAATTTTATATTGGTCAGAGTATTAATATAGAAGAAAGATATAAATAGCATATTTACAAAGCTTTTAATAGTAATGAATTGGCATATAATTCAGCTATTCACTAGGCATTTAGAAAATATGGTTTAGAAAATTTTAAATTAGAAGTTATTGAAGAATGTAAGATTGAATAGTTAGATGAAAGAGAAAGATATTGGATTAAGAAATTAAATACTCTAACTCCAAATGGATATAATATTTTATCAGGTGGACAATAGAATAAAATTTCAGATAAAAGAATATGCCCTATTTGTGGAAAGGTAATGACTCTTGGAGCGAATATGTGTTTAGATTGTTATTTAAAAGAAAAATCGAAACATTTACCAACTCCAGAAGAATTAAAAGAAAAAATAATAGAATATAATGGTAATTTCACTAAAGTTGGCTAGTTTTATGGAATAAATGCTAATTCAGTAAAAAAATGGTGTAAAAAATATAACATGCCTTATTATACTGATGATTATAAGATAAAGCCTTAGAAAAAGCCAAGTAAAATAGCAGTAGACCAATTAGATCCAAAAACTGGAGATTTAATTCAGACTTTTGAAAGTGCAAACGCTGCTGCGCATTCTTTGGGGAAAAACCGTGGTAGTCATATAACAGAAGCATGTCAAGGAAAATTTAATATTATTTATGGATATAGATGGTAGTATCATAAAGACTTTTAATTTTTGACTTTTTCTTAAATTTTTGGTATAATATATATAGAAAGTTAAGAGAAAGGAAATACTGAAATGAGTGACTATGAACATAAGCTTCAGTGGTATAGAGATTATATCGCGCGTAATAGTGGTTCTACTGCCCGTAGAGTGCGCGAATATTGTGATTATCTAAAGCGATGGTTTAGTAATGATAGATGTGATGGCGCGCCGGATGTAAAAACTCGTATTCTTTGGAAGCGTCTGCCAATGACTTATAATCAGTATTTTATTGAATAAAGTATGAAACCTTTTATGAGTAATCCTTGTCTAATGCCAAACTGTAAAAGTACTGCTTGTAGTATATGTAGTTATTATAAGCCGAAATTGTTTGGAATTAGTGTTCCTCGTTGGATAGGTAATATTGGATTTCGAGTTGAGAATTGGCTTTTAAGAAAGGATAAATAAATGTATAAGCATTTATATGATTGTTTCTCGCATTGGTATCATGGTGGTACAATTTATTTTTATTCTGACCCTCATTTTGCCGATGATGAAATGAAATATCTTCGGAAAAATTACATAGGTGATGAAGAACAAATTAAACGCATTCGCGCGCGCGTTGGTAAGAATGATACACTCATTATTCTTGGAGATGTGGGCGATAAAGAATGGCTTAAAAAATTGCGTGGATATAAAGTTCTTATTCTTGGAAACCATGATGCGGGCGCTTCTACTTATAAAGATTATGTAGATGAAGTGTATGAAGGCATGTTGATGATTAGTGATAAGATTATTCTTTCACACGAACCCATTGATTTTCCTTACGCACTAAATATTCATGGACACGACCATTCTGGATGGGAGAGAATGGAGACTCCTCATTTAAATGTTTGCGCGGAACATATTAATTATACTCCCGTTCCGATTAAAAAAATTATTGAAAGTGGTATTCTTAAGAAAATTCCGTCCATTCATAGAGAAACTATTGATGAAGCTACCGAACGGAAAAAGAAGCGAATAAAAAATATCTAATGCCGGCGTACCCAATGTTGGCAAAGGGGTCTGTTTGCTAAACAGATAGGCATTATAAGATGTGAGCGTGGTCGGCACACGCCGCCGGCGCCAACTATTTGGTCCCATCGACTAATCGGCTAGGTCAGCAGGCTTTCAATCTGCAAATGCGGGATCGTACCCCGCTGGGGCTACCAGCGTATATACGCTAATTCGCAACCATACATGTATGGCCAATTCAACAAATATTGCGGTGAGGTTCCGCGTCCCTCAGTAATTATGCGCGGTCCATGCCGGCGTGGCTCAATGGCAGAGCAACTGATTTCCAGGGTTGGTAGAATGGTAGTGCGCTGTCGAAGAGATCGAGATTCTGGTTCAAGTCCAGAACCCTGGTCCAGTAATCAGTAGGTTGTTGGTTCAACTCCGACCGCCGGCTCCATAGCGTTCCAAATAAGACGGTCTTATCGCATAGCGAGAAAGTAGTTCAAGTCTACCTCTGGACTGGTTCGACTCCAGCTCGGGCAGGGAGCAGACTATGCGACGCTTTTAAGTCTGCGGGACTATAAACCGTTGCCAGGACTATAATTATTTTATAGGTTGGTATTCCCTTAGTTGAAGATAATAAGCTAAGGCGGTCGCGTCGAAACAGCGTATAGTATGGGTGAGCTTACATAATTGATTATTTGGGGAAGACTTAAAAAAAAGGATTGTCTGGCAAAACTACTTAGCCCATAATAGGTAGACCCGCTTAAAGAGAAAAGACGATTCCGTTTTATACGCAGGGATTTTTACCGTATTAAACTGAGGAGTGGATAGACGGTAAAAACGTGTTAAGGAGAGGCTGATAGACCAACTTATGAAAGTGTTGAGGTTTCAGAGGTAGGGGCAATTGGTAAAATTTCTTCTGCGTAAAAAATGTAAGTAAAGCGATAGGACGCTTTATAATATAATTTATGGAGGATAGGAACTCTATATGAAGAAACTTTATTGTAACGAGTATACTGGTGAACCTTTTACTACTGAAGAAGCATGTGCCGAATCTGAAAAGAAGTATCTTGCCGAGCAGGAAGCTAAGAAACGCGCGGAGGAAGAGAGACTTGCGGCACAGAAGAAAAAGGAATCTGAAAGAGCAATTCGTGCGAAAGAAGTTGAGGAAGCTATGAATAATGCACGAGAAGCGCAGAAGAAATATCGAGAGGTATTGCGCGCGTTCTGTAAGGATTATGGGAATTTTCATTATACCGTAGACCCAAAGGATTTCTTTGATTTTGTTGAAGATTTGATGTTCTAAGTATACTAGGGGTAAATATATTCACTATTCTAAAATTTAGATTTTAAAATTTGAAAAGTTTTAAAATTTATGGTATAATATATATAGAAAGTGAGAGATGAAAATTCTTTCGTATCATTACCCCTTTCTAATGGCTTAACGGGATGCCAAATAAATCCCGAAACCAAAACTCTCGGTCATAAATTTTGCAAAGTTTTAAAATTTATGATATAATATATATAGAGAGTGAGAGAAAGAGTAAATATTATTTCCTTTCTTTTCTTCAAAATTTACTCTTTCTCTCGAAGTTTAAAGCTTTAATACAGGCGCTAACTGTGTGAAACAATGGGTAGGTATTGCGTAGGCGTAGCCAACAGTGCAAGATTCCCTGAATAAATCCTTTAGCGCGCGGTTCCAACTCCGAAACGGTGAGAGTCATGAATCTTGCCATAAGTTAGAGGAAAGCATAATCGCCCAAATGGACAGGGTTGGAGAAGTCAATAGGAAGATTATGTTAAAAGCGGATGGGAACGTCGATTCGCTATATCAAAAGCGCGCTATACGCGCAATAGACGTCGGGTCGCATGAACCTGAGAGGGCCTATTACTCGATGGGGGAAGAAATGCACGAGTAGAGATATTAATATCTAATAAGGGTTTTGCTTACTGTTATCTTGCGTGTATCCCCTTGCGCCGTCTGCACAGAGCCGCGCGAAGACATAGAGAGGAAGATAGCTATTTTGGAAAGTATAGAAGAATTTTCCTGACCCCATGGGTGTGGTCGTCAATCCAAAAAAAATAGTGGGGGAAATTTAAGATTTGCATAATAAGACGATAGGTTTAAGAGTTAACCTTACTTCTGTCGCTAAAAACTCTTCGTTATATTTATGGCGTCCATAAATTGACTTTCGAGATTTCAATAAGAAAAATCTCTCTACTTAGCATTTCTTAGGGATGAGGAAACTGCCGCGGTATTGCGAGAGTAACTGACGATTAGTATTTTCTAAAAAGGAAGAAATACCGGAAGGTTTGACGTGAAGAAACCCTTAAAGGTTGGATGGAACCTTGCGAGGTTTATAGGGCCTTCGGAAAAAACTATACGGGCGCGGACGTGATACGGTGACTTAAGATAGTAACCGGTAAATGCTATCTAGTTCAAAATGAACTAAGGTTTTTTAGAAGTTTTGACTATTAAAATGATAAAAACTTCTACCTTTTAGGAGCTTTGGGTTTACATAAGCTCTTTTATATTGGGACATAGCTCAACAGGTTAGAGCCACGGCCTTATAAGCCGTAAGCCCTCACAAGGATTATTCCGAGTTCGACTCTCGGTGTCCCTACCATTTATTGCAGGGTAGAGCAACGGCTGTTCACTTGGCTCATAACCAAGGGGTTGCGGGTTCGAATCCCGTCCCTGCGACCATTAGACCCGTACAGCAAATACAATTTTCTTTTATTGAGCAAAGTAAATTAATAGTTGGGTCTAAGATTATTTCAGTATGGCAGCGTGCCAGAGTTTGGCTTATTGGAGCAGTCTTGAAAACTGTCGAGGATAAAACCTCCGAAGGTTCAAATCCTTCCGCTGTCGCCACTATGTCTCCGTGATGCAACGGTAGCATAGTAGACTTTTAATCTATCTATCCCAGTTCAAGTCTGGGCGGAGACACCAAAAAGAGAGGAAAGAAGTATGACTGATGAAATGAAGATTATTGCACTTGATGCTCGGTATAATAGATTATACCGTAACGGACGTAATATTAAATCGCCTGGTGTTCTGCGAAAAATTTCGCGTAAGAAACGCAAATTAGAATCCCAGCAAGACGCCGACTAATTATATAGCGGCGTAGCCAAGCGGCAAGGCATTGGAATTTGACTCCAACATCCGTAGGTTCGAATCCTACCGCCGCTGCCATAGAAAGATAATGTATATGAAAGATTACGAAGATTTAATTTATAATATTTATGATTTTATAAAACGTCGCTTTTCAAAAGATTGCGATTGGATGAATGGAAATTGTTTATGGTTTGCACAAATATTAGTTTGGAGATTTCCAGAAGAACTTAATATTTATTATGAACCAGTAGTTGGTCATTTTTATGCTGGAACTCAAGATGGGCGTTTTTTCTTTGATTGGGAAGGATTTTATAATGAAGAAGATTTAGAGAATGAACCGATTCTTTTAAGTGATATTGCTTATCTTGATGAAACTTGGTACTCGCGCCTTATGCGAGATTGTATGAAATAATTAAATTTATATAAGACGTATACAGCAAATATATTTTGTAGACAAACGGTAAAGTCAATTCTTCTGTAAAAAGAATCTATGTGGGTTCAAATCCCACCGAAATAAAATGCGTCTTGAAAATTTTAAAGGTCCATACAGCAAATATAAAGATAAACATATATTTTATTTTATTTATTTATATACTTGCTTTCGTTATTGCGAAATTTAATTGATTGGACCTTGTAATAGTAATATCTTTACTTTGTTTCCTTTCTGAAGATATTACTATAAAAAAGACTCGAATTTTCGGGTCTTTTTTATTACGAATTTTTTATACTATAAAAATCTCCACCCTACTTATATATAGATAATTAAATCCCAAGCACAGGTTCTACCCTTTTGCTTGTTATTATATACCATAGGGTGGCCGAATAGGCTGCCCTAATTTTTTTAGGTATAGAGGAGAGATTATAATGGCTTTATCTTATTCAGATGTTTATACCGTTGCCGAATATGGGCCAAGAGTTCAAGAAATAGGCAAAGAAATTTAGAATTAGAGAAATATGGCAGAAGAAGTAATTTTTTTTGCCAAACAAAAAATATAGGAACAAATAGAAATATTACGATAGAAAGAAAATACTATTTTTTCATTATTAGGTGTAAAAAATATTAATGAACTAAATAAAAGAATAGAAGAATTTTAGGCAGCAACTTTTAGTTTTAATGGAGAAGCTTTATATTCTAAATTTATAGGTATTTTGGAAAGTAAAAATGACAAAGAATATTTAGCTTTTGAAAATGCTGTTAATGAAGTTATAAATAAAAATATTTTTCAAGACGTGAATAATTATATAGAAACAAAAGGCGTAGAAAAAGCACGAGATGCTGTTCTTAGTTTTTTAAATTTTGATTAGGGCAGCCATAAATTTACTTCTCATAAAGGTATGACTTCTTTTTAGTTTTTTCCAAATAGTTTTACAAAAGAGCAACAAACAAAATGGAAGAGCATTTTAAAATAGAAAGCTAAAGAGGAAGGTTATCCTGCTGCAAAAAATTGGGATTTAATTGTTAATTCAAGCGATGATTCTATGCAAATAAATTTTACTTGGTTTAAAGCAACTGGCGAAAAAACAAAAAATGACGCGAAACTATTAAGTGATTCTGAAATTAACAAAATTAATAATTAGATTAAAACAGAAATAAGATCTTGTGTACATGGTGATGATAGCGCATTAATAGAAGATATTATAGATGAAATTTTAAAAACCAAAGAAGGCAAATATAGTTTTTTTGTTGGTAAAAATACTAATGCAATTACTGGGATATTAGGTGAAATTTAGGGGATGTATTATATTCGTAAATTATTAGGTAATAATTCATTAGCAAGTGTTGTTTGGCGTGGAGGTACACTTGAAGGTTTAAATAATACAAATCCGCATCAAGATTTATAGATTAAAACAATCCTTAATGGAGTTTTAGAAACTTTTGGTATACAAATAAAAAATACTACTTCAACTTTAGAGGTTAAAAGAGATTTAGGAATAAAAGTTGGCTCATTAAATAAAACAATTAGCTTTACAGAAGGTTCGATAGGAAATATTATTTCGAAAATGTCTCAAATAACGCCTATTGATGATGGAATATAGGGATTGCTTGAAACTTATTATGGCACTTTAAAATTTAATATTCCATATCATAGAGACAAAAGAAAAAAGAAAGGTACACAATTTCTACCTGGTTTAAGAATGTCTGATAAAAACGCAGCAGAATATCAAAGTTTACATGAACAATTAATAGGCTATTAGTCATAGATAGACTCTTTATTATCAATTTTTGCCGCAGCCTTTATGTATATGGATGCTTTTGATTATAATAGCGGCGGAGATTTTAATTCTTTATATTTAATAGGTGGCGCGGCATTTATTGCTGCTTCAGATGTATTATAGACAGTATTATCAGATTTAGATTCTGAAAGTCAAAATTCTCATTTTTCTATGAGCATGTCGGCTGGAAATAATAGTGATATTATTACGGCATTAAATTCTAATAAAAAAGGAAGCCCTTATACAGAGTTAGTAATTAATGATATAAAATTAACTTCTGCTTTTAAATTTTGACTTTTCCCTAAAAATATGCTATAATATATATAGAGAATGAAAAAGGAGATAAAAAATCTAAAATGTCTAATTCTACTGGTTTCTTTTACTACTATGATAATCCTACCCAAGTAAAATATTTTTACGATGGCGGTTATCATGGCGCGATTGCGTTTCGAGACGTTCTTATTGATGGGCGCACTGGTGAGGTTTATGAGCTTAATGAGTTGCTGAAACGTATTTGTGATACTTATCAGGTTAATACTGACTTTGCGCTTATTGAGTATGATTGGTACGATTTGGACGAGGTAATTATTTATGGAAAAGCATCAGACTAAACAGTACAAGTGTGAGAAATGCGGTGAATCGTTAGATAAACGAGAGGAAGAAATTATTGAATATAGCAAGCGCATGGTATTGCATTTTATTGAATGTAAGAAATGCGGGCATATGACATTAGTTAGAAAAGAAAAGATTTAATATAAGCGGCCTTAGTGCCGCTATACTGCGGTGTCGTTCAACGGAAGGACTCGACTCTCTAAAAGTCGTTAAGTGTGTTCGAATCACACCACCGCAGCCAAAGGGGTAACTGAGGTAATATAGGATAGAGTAATTAACTATCTAAGTGGCTGATTCCTTACCACGTTTTACCTCAGTCCTTAATTTTAATAGGAATCTGAGGAATTTATGGAGAGAGAAGGATATATATATGTAATAACAAATAAATTAGATGGAACTCAATACGTAGGTCAAACTACTCGTAATTTAGAAGTAAGATTTAATGAACATTGCACAGAAAAAAGAGGACATTCACCATTACATAAAGCTATACAGAAATATGGATGGGTTAATTTTAAAATAGAAGAATTAGAAAGATGCCCTATATCACAATTAAATGCAAGAGAAGAATATTGGGTCAATAAATTAGATACTTATAATAATGGGTATAATTTAACTCCAGGTGGTAATAATATAGCATTTGGCCGTCAATATAATAATATATTAATAGTAGAAGCAAATTTAATTGTTGAGTCTAAAGAATATCTATCTAAACGTATTAGTGAAGTTACTTCATGGGGAATGCGAACCATTTCGGCTTATTTAAAAAATGCTATTGAAAAAGAGGAGCCTTTTTTAGATTATCATTATAAACAATGCCAAGTTGATTCTTCTTTATTTGCAGATGAAAGTGATTTAGATAATTGGATTAAAACTTTAAATGCAAAATATGTTGGTAAGCATGTTTATTGTCCAGAATTAAATATGGAATTTGATACTTTAACTTCCGCTGCAAAATATTGTATTGATAATGGATATTACACTGGACAGGCTAAATTCGCAATACAATCATTACTTACTTCTATTAGTAATTATGTAAAAGGAAAAGCCACCGAAATACCTTGTTTAAAAGAAAATTTAACCTTTGATTTATTACCAGGTACTACTAAAAATCCTGGAGCAGTAGAAGAAGAGAGATTTAAAAATAAAAAAGTATACTGTAAACAATTAGATAAAACCTTTGAATCTCAAATAGAAGCGGCAAATTATTTTACAGACCGAGGTCTTTTTGGCTCTGTAAAATTAAAAACAGCAAAATTAAGAATTTCAGACGTAGTTAGGGGTTATTTCCCTGAATATAAAGGTTATACTTTTGAATATATTGAATAATAGTATTAAATAAATGAGCTTAGGTAATAACCTAGGCTCTTTTTATTTTGACTTTTTTAAAAATTTATGATATAATATAGATAGAAAGAATAAAAGAGGAAATATACTATGCCAGTGAACGATGATTTAGGTACTAGAATGAAAGAATTTTATGAGAACCGTTCTAAAACTTATTTAGTGCGGCGTATGCCAGTAGCTATCCGCATTGATGGCCGTGCATTTCATACTTTTACCAAGCACATGCAACGACCGTTTGACCATATCCTTATGAAAACTATGCAGGATACTATGTTATACCTGTGTAAAAATATTCAAGGTTGTGTATTTGGTTATCAACAATCTGATGAAATTACTTTAATCCTTGTAGATTATGCTAAATTAGATTCTGATGCTTGGTTTGATTATAGCGTTCAGAAGGTATGTAGTTTATCTGCATCTATGGCAACTCTTGCTTTTAATAAAGCATTAGAAGCTAATCTGACTGCTTATATTGATGATAAGCTAGCTCGGTTGCATAATAATAATACTGAAGAATGGATTACACCAGAAGAAGATAAATATTCGACAGTTATTAATAATGCTGTATTGGCTGGCGCGATGTTTGATGCAAGATGCTTCAATGTCCCAGTAGAAGAAGTTACTAATTTAATCTATTGGCGACAGTTAGACGCGACACGTAATTCTATTCAGATGGTGGCGCAAGCTAATTTTCCCCATAAAGAACTTCAAGGTCTTAATACTTCAAAGCTCCAAGATAAATTAATGCTTGAAAAAGGTATTAATTGGAGCGAAAATTACACTACTACTCAAAAGCGAGGGTGTTGTTGTATTAAAAATAATGAAGATAAATGGATTATTGATGATAATATCCCTATTTTTAAAGGAGAAGGCCGAGATTATATTGAAAAATTAATTGAGGTGCCTAAATAAAATATTTAATTCAAATTAAGGCTAGTAATAATAATAAGAGAGGTATAAAAATATGAAAACTAAAACCTATTTCTGCGTTGCTGATGCGCATTCATTCTATACAGAAATGCGGCGCGCGCTCTCTGAACAAGGTTACGACGAAAATAATCCCTCTCATATCTTTGTTAGCCTTGGAGATTTATTTGATAGAGGCCCCGAATCTAAGGAGTGCTTGGAGTTTGTAAATTCTATTCCTAATGAGCAGAAAATTCTTATTCGTGGTAATCATGAAATTCTTATGCGCCAGATGGTTTTTGGTGGTAATTGGCCACGTGGTATAGACAAACATAATGGTACATGGCAGACCGCGCGAGATATTACAGGCGCAGATATTGTAGAAGTAATCCCAAAAATGCGAAAAAACGCAAAATGGTGGAAGTATTATAACGATACAGTATACTATAAAGTTATCGGGGACTATATTCTTACTCATGCTTGGGTTCCTTATAAGAATACTTATATAAAAGATAATAACGGAAAAATGGTTACCGTGCCGGAGATTATTCCTGTCAATGAATGGGATACAATAGATGATGCTATGTGGGATACTTATTTTACTTGGGCAAATGGTATGGAGTTTTGGTCTAAGGGCGCGCGAATTAATGGAAAGACAATAATTTGTGGGCATTGGAATGCAAGCTGGGCATGGAAGAATATTCGACATAAATGTGAGAGTCTTTATGACGTAGACGCAATCCACGAACCTTTTATTGATGAAGGTATTGTCGCGCTGGATGCGTGCACGGTTGTAAGCAAGAAAGTAAATTGTTATAAGTTTACTATAGATGAATAAATTATGGAAGGTTTTATTAAAGCAATAGATTTTATAATTATTTTACTGACTATATTGCTTATAATTATAATTATTTTATTTAATTAATTGGAGATAATATGAAGCCTTTTTTTGATGGATTTTTTGATGGTATGCAAATTGCATTCGCAATTTTTTGTATACTTTGTGTAATTGGGATTTTTATATCCTTATTTAGTTGTTAAAGGAGAAATATAATGGAAAGAGAATTAAAAATTAATCGAATTACAGAAGTAATTTTAAATGAACTTTATTGCGTAGAGTGTGAAAGTTGTACTTGGAATAGTAAAGTAACACATGATTGTACAGATTGTAGCCGCCAATACTGTGATTGGCTCGTATCAAATGAGTACGCGCGCCATGTAGCAGAACTTATTATTGACGCTTTAGAAAAGGAGAAAATATGAATATGAAAAATATTATATCTTCTGTTATTATAGGACTTGAGATAGCTACTTTAATTATGGCAATTATTTTGTGGTCTAATATAGTAGCTAGAAGTATTTGTTTGCTTCTTGCTCCATTATTTAATTTAATTTTGCTTTTAATAAATTGGAGAAAGTGAGGTAACTTATGTTAAATTCTAAGGGTGAGCGTGAGCTTGCGTATGTGGTTCTTATTGATGAAGTTATGCCCATTGAAGGGTATGACCGCGTTGAGCTCGCGCGCGTCGGTGGCTGGCATGTAATCGTACAAAAGAACCAATTTAAAGTTGGCGATCCGGCAATTTACTTTGAAGTAGATAGTAAGGTTCCTTCTGACCGTGAGTGCTTTGCCTTCCTTGCAAAGCGCAAGTATAAGATTAAGACCATCAAGATGTGCGGTGTCGTTTCCCAAGGTTTGCTTATGCATGCCAACGATTTTGGTTGGGAGGTAAGATTTAATCATGGCCTTTATATATCAAAGAATAACGAGGAATTTATTTCTAATGATCCTTTTATTCTTGATAATAATGGAGTTGAACATCATTATGCTGATGAATCTCGCTTCCTTACTGAAATTCTTGGAGTAGTTCATATTGAGGATGAAGACAACGCAAAGTCTGCGCCGGTTGATAAGTATAAGGCAATGGCGCAGCGTCGACCAGAAGTATTTAAGCAAGGTTGGGCGCGCTGGATGATGCGGCGTGAATGTGGACGCAAGTTGATGTTCGCGCTGTTCGGGCGTAAGAAGAAGAAGTCTGAAACTGCATTTCCTACTAAGTTCCCGTTCGTGAAAAAAACTGATCAGGAAAGAGCAGAAAATATGCCTTGGGTGCTTAAGGATAAGACTCCTTACATTGTAACTCAAAAGTGCGATGGTTCTTCTGCTACTTATATTCTCGCGCGTACTCATAATCCATTTAAGCGGTACGAGTTCTATGTATGCTCGCGCAATGTGCGTATGCTTGATGAAAAGCAACAATGTTTCTATGATGAGAACGTGTATTGGGAAATGGCAAAAAAGTATGATATCGAGAATAAGATGAAAAACTTCCTTAATACTAAGTACGCAAAGGAGCATAAGCTTACTTATGTATGTTGGCAGGGCGAGATTTGCGGTCCGAATATTCAAAAGAATCCGCATCATCTTAAAGAAAATCACCTTTTCTGCTTCCATATGATTGATAGTGCACATGGTAAGTTTGATATGCGCGATGCTGAGCGAGTTTGGATTAGCTATGGTATGGAAATTGTCCCTATTGTAGATGTTAACTATCGTATGCCTGATGATTTTGAAGAGTTCAAGCAGAGTGCAGATGGCTTCTATAGTACTCAGGTAACTGAAGGAAACAAGGAGTGTCCTCGTGAAGGTTATGTATATTATAAAACCACTGACCCCAACTTTAGCTTTAAGAACGTAAGTAGAGAATATCTATTAAAGCACTAAGGAGTTAATGTATGGATGGAGTAACAATTCTTCAAGTAATTACAGATACTTTTTTAAATGAAACTTCTCAGGATATTATCGCTGGTTCAGTTATAGTAGGTATAATAGCAGTATTTCTTACTTTAATTTTTTGGAGTGAAATTGGCCTTAATAGTGGTTGGACAATTGCATCAATGTTACTTTTATTTAGTTGTATAACTCTTATTATTATTGAAGCTACTTGTGGTGACCGTATTACAGAAATAACTTATCGTGTACTAGTAGATAGTACAGTAGATATAAATGAGTTTTTTTCTAAATATGAATTAATTAGAACTGAAGGACTTATATATGTAGTTAAACCAATTAATTAAAACTTTTAAAGACTCCGAAAGGGGTCTTTTATTTTTGACTTTTTTTAAAATTTATGATATAATATTATTAGAAAATAGGGAAGGAGAAATAATATGCCTTTATTAAAAAATGAACGATATATCACAGTTACCGATGACTGGTATCCGTGCTATAATGGTCATAAAGTTAGACTTTCTCTTTCTCTTTATTTTTTTAAAAACTATTATATCAAACTCTCTGCTTGGGGAGCTGATGATTTTGGTCTTGAAATCGAAGAAAATTTTCAAAATGAATCAGATGCTATAATGCGTTATGAAGAGTTAGAACCATATTTTAGGTCTATTCCTGATGGGATAAATAAGCGGTGGTTCAGAGAACAAGGATTTAAACCATTTTAATAAAAGGAGAAAACTATGATGCTTTGGGTCGATGATGTGCGTGAGCCATCTTATTGTGGTGAATGGATTGTAGTACGTTCTGTAAATCAAGCTAAAACTGCGATTCATTGGTATGAGCATCAAATGGGCGATGATACTATTTTGATTAGTCTTGACCATGATGCTGGTGACTTCGTGCGAGACGGCGGAGATTATATTAAACTTCTAGATTGGCTCGAAAAAGAAGGTATTGTCGATACTGGATATTCCTTTCATATCCATTCTCAAAATCCAGTAGGAGTTGAGAATATGCGCAGAATAATTGAACATAATAATTGGAAAGAGGTAAAAAATATATGAGCGCTTATGTGGATTTTTTTATTCGTAATAAGGATGAATTTATTCCTATTGCGGATTATAGCCGTAATTCTATTATCTATCCTATTATGATAGATTGTGCTAATGTTCCTTGGGAAAAAATTATCCCACTTACATTGAATAATTTACAGGCAGCACAAACTCGCGCGCATAAGCATGGCACTGATGCTCTTGATCATATTGATACCCTTAAAGATCGTATTGAAGAAGTAAAGGGTTTTAATAATTCTGTAGAAGAAAAGTTAGAACAAATAGAAGTATATAGGGGTGAAATTGCAGAATGGCAGCAAGAAGCTGAAGAGGCTCGTTATGCAGAAAATTATTTTTATTTTCTTGCCGATTTGATTGAGGCCGCACATGATGATATTGACGCTGATAAGTATATTTATGCTGGTATTGAAATTGGGCGGCCAACTGTAGAAGATATTTATGAGGTAAAAGCATGACGGATTACACTAAACTGGTCAAAGCGTTGCGGTGCAAGCGTGACGATTGCGAAGGGTGCGATCTTGCTTTCTTTGATAAAGACGAAGGGTGGATGTGCCGATACGCCGCAAAGGACGATGATGCCGCCGATGCAATAGAGGAATTGCAAAAAACGTTGAAAGCTGTTCAAAAGAACAGCGAAATCAATTTTAGAATGTGGGAAGAAGCGCAAGCCGAGGTTGAACGGTTGCAAGCGCAGTTGCCGAAGCGGGGCAAGTGGATACGGATAGATAAACACACCATACAATGTCCCCTGTGTCATAGGTATCTTGACCTTCGTGGTGTAAATGCTGGAAGGGGCAATGCTAACCACTGCCCTAACTGCGGAGCGAAAATGGAGGTACAGGAATGAATATTGACGAATTGAACGTGATACTGGAAAATCATCAGAAGTGGATTATGGGTGATGGCGGCAAACGAGCGGATCTGGCTGGGGTGGACCTATCTGGAACCAACTTATCTAGGGTTCATCTATCTGGAGCCATCCTATTTGGTGCTAATTTATCTGGTGCCGATCTATCTGGGGCCATCCTATCTGGGGCTATCCTAACTGGGGCCGACCTGTCTGAAGCCAACCTATCCGGAGCTGTTCTGACTGAGGCCAACTTATCCGGAGCTATCTTGATTGGGAGCGACCTACATAGGACTATCCTGGTTGAAGCCAACCTGTCCGAAGTCAACCTAGTCCATACTAACCTAACTGGGGCAGACCTGTCTTGGGCTAATCTTTTCGGAGTCCGCCTATTTTCAGCAGATCTGTCTGGGGCCGACTTATATAAGTCTAATCTGTCAGGTGTTGATCTATCAGGAGTTAACCTGTCAGGAGCCGACCTGCGCGGAGCTAATCTGTCAGGGGCTAATCTGTCAGAAGCTAAAAATATAGATACGGTAAAATGGAATGAACAGACCGCTTTTTACAACCTGGCTTGCCCGGAAGAAGGCGCGTTCATCGGCTGGAAGAAAGCGCATGACCTCATTGTAAAACTCCGCATTACTGAAGATGCAAAACGCTCAAGCGCAACCAGCCGGAAATGCCGTTGTAGTAAGGCTGAGGTACTTGAAATACAGACAATTGACGGTTCTATATCCAGTGAGTGGTCTGTGCCCAGTGATAGAGACCCTTTGTTCCTGTATACGGTAGGAAAAATAGTCGAGGTTCCAGACTTTGATGAGAATAGATGGAACGAGTGTTCAAGCGGAATTCACTTCTTTATCACCCGCGCCGAAGCCGTGAACTATGGAACGTGAGGTGCAGGAATGAGCAAACTTGAAATTGCAAAAGGAATAATAAAAGAACAATATAATGAAGCGGATTGTGGAATTTATAACTCACGTAATATTGCTGGGGATAAAATGCATACAATATATGATGATGGCGAGTTACAGATAGATATTTGTTATCACTATTCGTATTTTGAGGTATTCGGGTTATCTTATGCAGAGTTTAGAGAGTTAGAACTTTTTTACAATGGCTTGACAAAAAATGAGGTGCGGGAATGACAAAGTATGAAGCTATTGTAGTGAGCGCATATACAGGATTTCTTATGTGTGACTTTAATGATATGCACGAGTATATCGAAAAGAAGCTGGGCCGTCCGATTTGGACGCATGAGTTTTCGCTTGACCTTGTGCAGAAAGAAATCCATGAGAAAGTGAAGCCGGATTTTTTGAAAATCTGTGAGGAAGCGCAAGATATAGTACGGTGTGGGGAATGTAAGTATTATAACGATCCACAGAAATGCATTGTTGCAAAAATAGCAAAGCTTAAAGGCGTAGATAGATTCTTACTATTCGATGCTAATTGGTTTTGCGCGGATGGGAAAAGGAAGGTGCAGGAATGAGCGTGTATTTTCCATTTTGGGTGATTCAAGTAGACATCACAAATTTACCGACTTGGTGCGCTGTTGTAATGATTGTTACAATTATTGCAATGATTGTAATATTAATTGTTGCATTGATAAGGAGTAGATAAGAATGAGCGAGTGCGTTGTAAGGATGGAGTTCCGCAAAAATTGTTTGGACTGCGACCTGCACCAAATCGTGTATGGTGATAGCTATGCTGACACAGATGTTTACTGTTTTAAGGAGAAACGGTATGTAGGAAAAAGATTTGGCCCGATTAAAGACCTTGTAAGGCCAGATTGGTGTCCCATCATTTGCCAACTGCCAGAAGGACATGGGCAGCTTGTAGATGCAGAAAAGCTGAAAGAACATTCTGTGCATTTTGGTGAAACAGAATATACGTTTGATTTTGATGCTGTGTTTATAGAAGATATAAATGAAGCACCTATAATTGTTCCCGCAGAAAGGGGCGAAATATGAGTGAATGCGTAGTTCGAATGGAGATGCCGGAGAGCTGTGATGTGTGTCCCTGTCTTGACGATTACGGCGATTATCCAAGATGCCGAATATCAGGGGAACAGCGAGGTTACAATTTTCCAACCCGTGAAAGGAGGATGCCGAATTGTCCCATCCTCTGTTCTCTCCCCGAAGGGCATATGGATTTGATAAGCAGGGATGCTATTGCAATTGCTTGTCCTGGTCAAATAAAAATTGAAGATGGGAAGTATTGGATAAGATTGAGTGCAGTGCAAGAGAGTATTAAGTCTGCCCCAACTATTGTTCCCGCAGAAAGGAATAAAATATGAGTGTAGTAGTACGGATGGAAATGCCGAATGGATGCCATGATTGCAAGTTAAGGAATATGATTGGGAACTGCCCAATTCCGAAGTTTGAGGGTCTAGACGAGAAAAAGATGTGGACGCTTGAAGAATGTTTTAAACGACCTCCTTGGTGCCCCATTATCTGTTCACTCCCGAAAGGACATGGGAGGTTAATAGATGCGGATAGCATGGAGAAAGATCTTAACTATGATATTGAGCTTGATGCCAAAGCTCTCGATGATATGAGCATTGTTGGATATGCACGTGAGCGTTTCCAATTCGACAAGAATCGTAAGCAAGACTGTATACGGTATTTGTCTGGACAGAAAACCATCGTTCCAGCAGAAAGGAAAGAAATATGAAAAGCGCAGTTCGGATTGAATATGAAAAACAAAAAGATTTATTCGCACCATACCTAAATTGGAAATATCCTTCCTGTTGGTGGGGAAATATTCGCTGGTTTTTTCGCTCTTTTAAACTTGCTTTTGAGCGGGCGCGCAAAGGTTATAGTAGCTACGATATAGTGGATTTGGATTCATATTTTATAGGCAAACTAGCTTGCGCGCTTGAAGATTTTGCAGAGAAGAATGTTGGTATGCCGCAAGAATATGTAGATGCAGCCAATGGTGATGATGATAAAGCTTTTGATAATTGGAATAATGATATAAGGCGCGCGAGTCAACTTCTATTTAAATCTCTTGAAAGCTTAGAGGAATTTAACTATGATATACCAGAAATGCCGGATATTGTAGCTTATAAAGATAATAAGGTTGAATTTGTTAGCGGGTCAGAAGATAAAAGACAAGAATGGATTAATAAAACTAGAGAAATCGCATTTGATCGTATTAAATGTAGGAAAGAAGCCTTTGAGTGGTTGAATGAACATTGGGAGAATTTATGGATTTAAAAGAAAAGATAATGAAAAGAGTGCGCGCGCATTATGAAAAAATCTATGATGAATATGGAAACAGGCTAGTCGGCGTCTTTCTTATCGGGTCTCAAAATTATAAGTTAGATATTGAAAGTTCAGATGTAGATACTATTGCAGTAATAATGCCTTCTATTTCTGAAATTACTTTTTTGGTTCCTCCTACTAGTACTACTAAAATTATGGAAAATGGAGAGCATATCGTAGTTAAAGATTTACGTTTAGTACGATATGAACTTCATAAAGGTAGTCCTAATATGTTAGAGATACTTTATACAGATTACTACATTCTTAATCCTAATTGGTGGGAATTTAGTAAACTTATTGCATATAGGGAGCGTATTGCCAAGATTAGTCCCAATGGAGTCGCAAATGCCTGGATAGGTATCGCGCGCAGAAATATTAAAAAGTATCAAGAAGATATAGAAAACTTTGATATAAAAGACGCAATTACCATTCTACGTACAGCTGAATTTATTAAGCTGTATTACTATGGTAGTGCAACTTACAAAGAAGCGTTGGTTCCAAGTTATGCAGGCGCACTTCGCGCGGCTAAGCGCAATCATAGCGACGTAAAACTTTTGTTTTATAATGTTGATTTAGCTATTGAAACAATAGAAAATTTTGATAAAAATAAAATAAAAGAAATAAATTTCGAGGGTTGCGCAATTCTTGATAATGTAACATTAGAGCTTATAGCAGATTCTTTAAAGAGAGGTTGTTATAATGAAGGTAAAAGTATATTTCTGTAAAAAATGTGGATACGTTCATAGAGTAGATAATCTTTTGAATTTGTGTCCTAGATGTTGGCATCATATGAGTGAACAAGAATGGGAAGAAGAGGATTATATAGATTATTGCAATAAGTTTTTCTTTCCATTTGGGGGTTATATAAATTAGTAAGTAAATTTGAAATTTTTTAAAATTTATGGTATAATATATATAGAGAATTGGAAAGGAGTTTAAGTTCTATGTTCTTTTATAAGGTCCACTTTTTTGAAGAGGCAACACTCAAAGTTGGCTGTGGTCTTGTCTGCGCTGCTTCCTATGGTGTTGCCGCAGATAGAATAGTAGAATTTTATGGGGAAGAAAATTTCAGTAGCTTTGAAGAACTTTATCGCTGTGAAGATGTTCTTATGAGTGAAGAATTGGCAGATATGTTTGAGGAAAAGAAATAAAAATGACTATTTATATTGTTGAAAATTATCGTAACGAGCCTATTTTCTAGGCTTATAAGACAATCGGTGACGCGAAGCTCAGTCTTTTGGAAGAATACGTTAAGAATTGTTTGCCAGAAATCGTTAAGTATATTAAAGATGGCAATGATGTTATTGAGAATATTGACTATATTCAGACCGATATTGAGAATATTTTCGCGCATGGTTTTGTTGAGGACTTCGCATATATCCATGAATGTGAGTTAAAGGAGTAATTATGGTAGCAAAAACTTTCCAGAATCTGCCGCAAGTGGGTGAACCCTTTGAAAGCGGTGGAAAAATGTATATCAACGTGCAGTCTAAGAATGGTAATCTGCGCAGGGTACGTTGGTATGAAGTAGATGAATATGTGAAGATGTATCCCGATACAAATCGCGCAGATATTGACGAATATTATAAGTCAATGAAATATACTATTTGCGGCATGGGCGGATATGTTTGGGTTCTGGAAGGAGATTTGAATAGCTACCTTGATATTCTTGAAATGAATTCTAATACTCGCTACCATACGCATTTCGGTTGGTATGTTAGGAGTGATGTGGAAGATTATGTTCTTGAAGCCCTTAAAGAATTTTGTACGCCGCATAAGCTTTATTGGGATGAAGTCGCGATAGATGAAAATACTTTAAAAGATAAAAAAATTGTTCAGGCGTATGTTACAAAACTTTGCGGCGGGCGCCCTGCGATTGAAAAAGGTATTTAATTATG